GGTACCGCTGCAGGTGTAGATGGAACTTTTGCTGCTGCAAATACTATTGCTGGTTACAATTTGTTTAGTAGTGCAGAATCTACAGATATTTCTCTGATTGTTACCGGTCCAGTCGCTAATACAATCGGCACTTCATTAATTTCTCTTGCAGAAACAAGAAAAGATTGCATTGTATTTTTCTCACCAAATAAAATTGATGTTGTAGATAATGCTGGTTCTGAAGCTGCTGCTTGTGTAAATACAGCTGCTGCTATCGGTTCTTCGTCATACGCTTTCATGGATTGTTCATGGAAATATCAATACGACAAGTATAGTGATGTGTATCGTTGGGTGCCATTGAACGGTGATATTGCCGGTCTATGCGCTAAGACAGATATTGAAAAAGACCCTTGGTTCTCTCCTGGTGGATTGAATCGTGGTCAAATTCGCAATATCGTAAGACTATCTTGGAATCCAACTAAGACAGAAAGAGATACTCTTTATGTTAAAGGTGTTAATCCTGTTGTTACATTCCAAGGTGAAGGTACAGTTCTATTTGGCGATAAAACACTATTGGCAAGACCAAGTGCCTTTGATAGAATCAATGTGCGCCGTCTGTTCATTGTGCTTGAGAAGGCAATTGCTAGAGCAGCAAGATTCTCAATGTTTGAGTTTAATGACCAATTCACAAGAGCTCAATTCGTTGCGCTAGTTGAACCATATTTAAGAGATGTTCAAGGTCGCCGTGGTATTACCGACTACAGAGTTGTGTGTGATGATTCCAACAACACCGGAGAGGTAATTGACCGTAATGAATTCATCGGTGACATTTACATTAAACCTGCTCGTTCAATCAACTTTATCCAACTCAACTTTGTTGCAGTACGCACAGGCGTATCATTCGAAGAAGTCGTTGGGAAGTTCCAATAAATAAAAGAACAGGAGAATAAAAATGGCATTTAGCGTAAACGAATTTAGAAGTCAAATGACAGGGGACGGTGCTCGTCCTAATCTCTTTGAAGTTTCTATGCCTTTCCCATCATTTGCTTCACCAGCAAATGCACAAACAAAACTTACATTTATGTGTAAGACTGCTCAGTTACCAGGTTCAACAGTAGGTGTTGTTCCTGTTAATTACTTTGGCAGAGAATTAAAGTTTGTTGGAAATAGAACCTTTGCAGATTGGACAATCAGCGTTATCAACGATGAAGACTTTATTGTCCGTAATGCATTTGAAAGATGGATGAATGGCATTAATAGTCACAACTTTAATGTCCGCAATCCACTTGCACTTGCACCATTGGGTTACTCAGTTGATTCTGAAGTTACACAATTTGGCAAACAAGGTAATACTTTGAAGAAGTACAGATTTGTTGGTGTATACCCAACTGATATTACCCCTATTGATGTTGATTGGGGATCAAATGATACTATTGAAGAATTTTCAGTAACCTTAACCTATCAATGGTGGGATGCTGTAGATACTGGTGTATTGTAACGAAAAGGACTTCGGTCCTTTTCCTTTTATAGAATGATATAATAATGGCTATTAAACTTTTCGGTTTTACCTTAGGTAGAAATGATGTTGTTCAGAAACAAAATCCTGAGCAACCATCTTTTGCACTTCCAACGGAGTCAATGGATGATGGCGCAGTTACCATTACCCAAAATGCTCACTACGGAACATATGTTGATTTAGAAGGTTCTGTTCGCAATGAAATTGAACTTATATCTAGATATCGTGAAATGGCAAATCATCCAGAGTTGGAGATGGCTATTGATGATATTGTCAATGAGGCAATAACACACGATGAAACTGGCAGAACGCTAGACATAGTTCTTGATAAATTAAAACAACCAGAAACCATCAAAAAGAAAATCTCTGAAGAGTTTGAGAATGTTCTCAAAATGTTAAACTTCAGTAATTTGGCAGATGACTTATTTAAAAGATGGTATATTGATGGTAGAATTTACTATCATATTGTTGTTGATGAATCTAAACCAAAAGAAGGTATCCAAGAGTTAAGATATATTGACCCTCGGAAGATTCGTAAAGTCAGAGAGATTAAAAAAGGATCAGACCCAAAAACTGGTGCTTTAATTATTACATCGGTTGCAGAATACTATGTCTACAATGACAAAGGTACAGTAACGCAATCGTATGGTGCTTCAGTAAATGCTGGTTTAAGAATTGCACCTGAAGCAATTTTAAATGTAAATTCTGGTTTGATGGATGCTAAAAACACATTCGTCATATCATACTTACATAAGGCAATTAAACCACTCAATCAATTGAGAATGATTGAAGATGCGGTTGTAATTTATCGTGTCTCCAGAGCACCAGAAAGAAGAGTGTTCTATATTGATGTAGGTAATTTACCAAAAGGTAAAGCCGAACAATATCTTCGTGATGTGATGATTAAGTATAAGAACAAAATTGTTTACGATGCAGCGACTGGTGAAGTCCGTGATGACCGTAAACATATGTCGATGTTGGAAGATTTCTGGTTGCCACGCCGTGAGGGTGGTAAAGGTACAGAGATTACAACATTGGCTGCTGGACAAAATCTTGGTGAGTTAGCTGATGTAGTATACTTCAGACAAAAACTATTACAGTCATTGAATGTGCCTATTTCAAGATTAGAACCACAACAAGGTGGTATGATTGGTCTTGGTAGAGTTTCTGAAGTCACTAGAGATGAAGTTAAATTTGCTAAATTTGTACAAAGACTTCGTAACAAGTTTGCACAAATTTTTGACCATGCATTAAGAACACAATTGTCTTTAAAAGGTGTTTGTTCTGTTGATGAATGGGATGAATTTAGAGAAGACATTTATTATGAATTTAAGAAAGACAATAACTTCACAGAGATGCGTGAAGCTGAATTGTTGAAAGAAAGAATGGCAGTCCTGCAATTAGTTGACCCATATATTGGCAGATATTATTCATTGAATTGGGTCAAACAACATATCCTTCAGTTTACTGATGAACAGATTGAAGAGATGGATAAGGAGATGCAAGATGAAGAAGACAAAGGAATTGGCGGTCCTACTGTGCCGCCCGATGCCCAAGGACAAGGACAACAAGAACCTGAAGCAACACCAGAACAATACCCTGCCGAAGACAACACTCAGGAAGCAGACTCCACGGAGTCGTTAACACCGATGTTGGATAAACAAGTAGAGAAGTATTCATCTGGACTAAATAAGCGATAAAAGGAGATTATAATGGAAACATCACAATTTATTGACCAACTAAGTGCTGGCAATGCATCTGAGGCAAAAGAGACATTGAACAATTTGCTTTCTGCAAGAGCGTTTGAATCATTGGATGCTAAAAAAGTTGAACTTGCTAAAAACATTTTTAATGGTTCACAAGTTGAAGAACCACAAGAAGAAGAACTTGAACTTTCACAAGAAGAATATGACCAGCTTGATGAGTTGTCAAAGGCAACGGTAAGAGGTTATTTAAAAGGCGTCAAAAAAGAAAATGATCCTCGTGTTCACGGTGATTCTGCCGGTCCTGGTAATCAAATGTCAACCAAAGCTCGTAGTCTTGGTAGAACAGAACAAGATAAAGAAGATAGTAGATATGAAGGTAAGAAAACGGCAATAGCAAAACTTGGTGGTTCTAAATCTGTTTTACCATCTAAAGTACCTGCAAAGTAAATGAAATCATTATTAGATTTTAAAACTATCGTTGAAGAAGAGAAGTCAGACTATTCAAAGTTTGACATGTTGGTTCGTGCCGGTCTTGCCAATAAGGCACAGATACAAAGAATCCACAAAATCTTGGACAAGATGCAAGAAGAAAGACCTGTATTTAATAATGCAGATAGAATGATTCTTCAAAACATGTTCAATAAAATGGTAGATTTAATTTCTAATAACAAACAAATTTTTTCACAAGCAAGAAGAGTTGTTAAAGAAGATGTTGATGCAATTGAAGCAGAAAATTTGAATGAGTCTGGTGATACTAAAGATACACCATACATACTATTGTTGAAAAGAAAAGCAATTAGAATTTATCCTGACGGTACTAAAGTTGCATTATATCATAATAAACAATTAGATAAATACTTTTCGGTACCATATGGTCCAGGTGTTGATGCAGCTATTCAGGCAGAAGAAACAGAATTAGATGAAGCAGTTGATGCGATGGGTCAATTGCAAAAAATTAAAGATAACCATAGTCACGGTGTTGTGAAACACAAAGATGGTACGGCAAGTAAAGTAGATGTACAAACTGCACATGCCATTTTGACTGTGCATAAAAATTTGAATGACGAAAACAAGAAGAAGTTTTCTGATATGGTTGGAAAGTCATCACACCATTTACAGAAGGCGGCTAATTTTTCTTGGAAGCAAATGAAGTGAGATTTGTTGATTTAATTTTATCAAACAAATTGGATGAGGCAAAAGATATTCTGAAGTCTCGTTTGACTGAAATCGTTTCCAAAAGATTGCAAGAAGCAAAACGATATGTCGCTGAAGACATGT